AACGGTGTCAAGAGTCTGTATATTTCGGGTCCGTTCCTTGTCGGGGAACAGAAGAACCGTAATGGGCGCATCTATCCTATGCCAGTTCTACAGAAAGAAGCGAAACGTTATACTGAACAGTATATCTCTAAGAATCGTGCTTTCGGTGAACTAGGGCATCCAGATTCACCATCAATAAATTTGGACCGTGTTTCACACCTGATTACCAACCTTAAACAAGAAGGTAATATTTTCGTTGGTAAAGCAAAAATCCTTGAAACTCCCATGGGCAAGATTGCTAAGAACTTGCTTGAGGGTGGCGCACAACTCGGAGTATCTAGCCGAGGAATGGGTTCACTCAAGGAAAAAGATGGTGTAAACATGGTACAAGACGACTATTATCTCGCTACAGCGGCGGATATCGTAGCTGACCCTTCAGCACCCGGAGCCTTTGTCCAAGGTATTATGGAAGGCAAAGAGTGGGTGTGGGACAATGGATTCATCAAGGAAGTTGATGTTTGTGAAATGTACGACGAAATTTCGAAGGCGAAGCGTAACCAGATCGAAGAAATCTCTCTGAGAATCTTCGATAACTTTCTGTCAAAACTTTGAGTTTTATAAATAAACTTATCCAGTTAAGGAGTTTAAAATGAGTAAGTCACTAACTGAATCTGCTGCTGAAATCCTTGCCACTTCTGTAGGCAAACAAGTAGAAGCACCCAAGGGTCGCGCAGACGGAGAAATCCAAGAATTAGGTGGTTCGGACAATCAGGTCCATCCCGAAGGGGAAGCTATCGGTCAAAAGGCTGCTGCTGCGCAAGCGGAAGCACCTAAGCCGGGAGTACAGGGCGCACCGTCTGAGCCGGTTGTTGATCCGGTCAAGAAGAAAGCCGAGCAAAACTCGGTTGATGGTGTTGAGACTATGCCGGGAACTTCTGTTGCTGCTAATCCAAAAATGGCAGAAGAAGAGGAAGTTGAAGGCGAGGTTATCTCTGAGGATGAGGACGATGTAGAACTCACCGAAGAAGAAATCGAAGAATATCTCAATTCGCTGTCTGAGGAAGAACTTGAAGAGTTGATTGCGGAAGCAGAACAACTTGACGAGGAAGAAGACGAAGACGGTGAGCTAGTTGAGGAAGATGAAACTCCTGAACTGACCGAAGAAGAGATTGTAGAAGCCCGTCAGGAAGCACTCAAGAAGATGGTTTCCGAGAACATGGGTTCCTGCAAAGAAGACATTGATGCACTGTTTAGTGGTGAAGAACTTTCCGAAGAGTTTAAGGAAAAGGCAACGACGATTTTCGAAGCTGCGGTTCGCTCGCGAGTTGAAGCTATCGTTGAAGAAGTTGTTACCGAGAACGAGCAGATCATGGAAGAAGCTGCGGAAGAGTTCCAAGACACACTTACGGGTCAGGTTGATGAATACCTGAACTACGTTGTAGAACAGTGGATGGAAGATAATCAGCTTGCTGTAGAAACTGGTCTGCGTGTTGAAATCGCAGAAGAGTTTATCGGTGGCTTGAAGAACCTGTTCATGGAACACTATATGGAAGTTCCAGAAGAGAAGGCTGACCTTGTTGAAGAAATGGCTACGGCTGTTGCTGAAATGGAAGAAAGTCTTGAAGAACAGACTTCACTGACCGAAGACTTACAGAAGCAACTTTGTAAAGCTAAGTCGGCTGAGTTGATCGCTGAAGCTTGCAAGGGACTGTCCACGGTACAGGCTGAAAAGATTAAGGCACTCGCAGAGGGTGTAGACTTCACCACAGAGGGTGAATATTCGCAGAAGCTCGCAGTGATTCGCGAGAACTACTTCCCTACAAAGAAAGGAAAAGGTGAAGCTCCTGAGAGTCTCGTAGAGACTAGTAAAGAGCAAGAGGCAAGTAGTGGAACAATGGATTGGTATGTAGACGCAATTTCAAAGTCGCTTCCAAAATAAGAAGAGATAGCGACAAACCTCTAATGGAGAACAAAAATGTATTTATCAGAAACTTTCAGTAAAAAGTGGGAACCGGTCCTAGACCATCCTGAGCTTGAGGCGATCACTGATCCGTATCGTCGCGCTGTTACTGCTCTTGTCCTTGAGAACCAAGAAAAGGCACTCATGGAAGAGTCAGCAACGATGGGTAAGCTTTTCGAAGCAGTACCTAACAGTGTTGGTGGTGGTATGTCGCCGGTCCAAGGTGGCGAAGGCAACGTTAAGGGCTTTGATCCGATCTTGATCGGTCTGGTTCGTCGTGCGCTTCCTAACCTTATGGCATACGATGTTTGTGGCGTTCAGCCAATGACTGGTCCTACCGGTCTTATCTTCGCGATGCAAGCTAAGTACGCTAACACCGGTAACAACGTCCTCACTACGTCCGATACGCCAGAAGCATTGTACAACGAAGCTAACACGGCATGGGCTGGTACTGGTATCCATGGCGAGAACTTCCTCGCTAACCTCGGTTCCGGTAACTCGGCAGACTTCGCAGCACAGACGGAAGTCAACCTTGCTAACACTGGTACGGGTATGGCAACTGCTACGGCAGAAGCACTTGGTACGACTATGGCTCAGATGGGCTTCACGATCAGCCGTGTATCGGTTGTGGCTAAGTCCCGCGCTCTCAAGGCAGAGTACACTCTTGAGCTTGCTCAAGACCTCAAGGCAATCCACGGTCTGGATGCAGAAGCAGAACTGTCGAATATCCTTTCGACTGAAATTCTCGCTGAAATCAACCGTGAAGTTGTTCGCACGATCTATGCATCTGCTAATGTAGGTGTTACGGGCGCAGCATCCGCAACTTTCAACCTTAACAACTCTGGTGACACCAGTGGTCGTTGGGCTGTTGAAAAGTTCAAGGGTCTGCTCTTCGCTGTCGAGAAGGCATCGAACAAGATCGCTAAGGACACTCGTCGTGGTAAGGGTAATATCCTTATCGTTTCGACGGACGTTGCTTCCGCACTGGCAATGACCGGTCTTCTTGACTACCAGAGCGCGTTGACCAACAACACGAATCTGGCTGTTGACGATACTGGCAACACCTTCGCGGGTACGCTGTTCGGTCGCCTCAAAGTCTATGTTGATCCTTATTCCATCACTGGTTCGGATTACGTAGTCGTTGGTTATAAGGGCAACACGCCTTATGACGCTGGCTTGTTCTACTGCCCATATGTACCGCTCCAGATGGTACGTGCTATCGACCCTGACACCTTCCAGCCTAAGATTGGCTTCAAGACTCGTTACGGTCTGGTCCAGAACCCATTTGCTAACTCGCAACAGGGTGCTGATACCGCAGTTAGTGGCACGATTGCTAACGGAACGAACACTTACTACCGTAAGTTCCAAGTTCTGAATCTGGTTGGGTAATTATTAGAAATAATAATAACAATAACCAAAGCAGTACGATTAGGGGAGTCTTCGGACTCCCCTTTTTTTATACCTCAGTGCTGTAGTGAGGTATGGGGTTTTTGTGAGGTATAAATAAGAGGTAAACCTCTAGGAGCATACAATGGCTGCAACATCACGTAATCCGGCGAATCGCGATATCTTACAAACTACTAAGTTTCGATTGAACTTTACGCGACTGCCCGGAATCACATACTTCTGCCAGACAGCAAATCTTCCCGGCATCAGTCTGACGGAGATTCCTCGTAATACACCTTTTGTTGATTTGTATGTTCCGGGTGAGAAGGCAATCTATGACGTATTCAATGCCACGTTCATTATTGCCGAAGACTTGGACGATTGGAAGCAGATTCATGATTGGATTCGCGGCATGACGTTCCCGAAAGATTTCAGCGAATATCGCGATCTGGCTAAACAGTCCGACGAATCTTTCTATAGAAAAGCCGCTGGTGTTCCTGTTCAGTACGCAGATGGTATAGTTACAATTTATTCTAATAAGAACAATCCAACAGTAAGAGTAACTTTTAGAGATATGTTCCCAACACAGCTAGGTGGAATTCAATTTAGTTCTCTGGACTCCGCAGAAAACATTCCAACCGCTGATGTTTCGTTCAGATATTCGTACTACGACATTGAAAAGCTTTGATTTTATACCTGTATTCTGGTATAATTGATATGAGTGATCTTGGAGATTTGCAATGTATACACTTGAAGAAGTAATGGAAAAATGGGAACGTGACTCCAAAGTCGATTCGACTGAACCCGGAAAAGAAGTTATTCGTGTTCCTGTTCTTCATAACAAATATCTCAAAATCCTGTCTCAGCACAATCTAGCTTTGAAGAAGGCGCAGATGGATTTATCCAAAATGCGCAAAGTCAAATGGATGTATTATAACGGCAAGCTGACTCAGGAAGAATTGGAAAAATTCGGATGGGAGCCGTTCCCATTCACACTAAAGGCAGACCTTGGAACTTACATGGATGCAGATGATGATATACAACGCTTGAAAGCGAAGACATATCTTCATGAAGAATGTGTATCCTTTACTACCAGTGTTCTGAAAGAATTGAACAACCGCACATGGCAGTTGCGTTCTTTCATGGATTGGGAGAAGTTCATCATGGGTCAGAACTAATGCATGGTACACATAGAACAGGTAGATAACATATGGGCTAGAGTCCAATGTGAAGAGGGAAT